CCCAATTCGCACTCTTTAATTCTTTGTCAATCTCAGCATCATTTGTAGGGAAAAAGGAATATGCTTCTTTTAAAAGAGTTGGGCTCTTTTTGGCATGAAGACCTTCTACAATAACATCTTCTTTAATAAATCTCTTAAATCTTTTCATAGTTCTCATTTTCCAATTTTACACAATGGGCAATCATCCACGTTCAATGAACGAAACGGACACAACTTATAATGGTCAATATTTGTAGCTAATACTCTACTCAATAGAGAATTCTCTCCAACCACTTTATCTTCTTTTACTGCTTTCTCTGCTACTTCTACAAACATCTCTTTTATATCTTTACTCATATAATAATTAAATCTCTGTTAAATTAATCTTGTACTTCTTACCTGATACATTATTCAAAAGATACATATCTTCGGCACCTTCTTGGAATGTCCAAGAACCTTTTGTACCATCAACACTATTACCATCACGTTGTGTATTGTCTAAATGTAAATCACCCGTTTTCAAATCTTGAACAACAATAGCAGTTCCTTCAGCTTTGATAGTTGCACTATCACCCATGTAAATTGTATTGTCAGCAACATACATATCCCTAATCTTAAATTCAGCTGAACCTATATCATAAGTATCATTTGCTGATGGTAAAATATGATTAGTGAATTTCTGATTATTCCAATCTAATGTGCCACCGAGCTGTGGGGTAGTATCTTCTACCAAATTACTAATTCCACTTCCAGTAACACCAGTTAAATTACTACCGTCCAATGCTGGTAATGTAGCTGGAAATCTAGCGTCAGCAATTGTACCAGATAATTTACTAGCTGAAACACCAGAAATCATACCATCTGTAATCATGGCATTATTTTCCATATATGAACATATTAGAGAAACTTTTTTACTCATTTATTTAACCTTTTTATAATTAACTATTCTCTATATTTATAATACTTTTAAGGTTAGTTATAATTTTGTTTTACCAGAAATTCGGGTAATTTCCACTCAACCTTGTCTTTATCCACACTATAATGCCCTAAAGCACCACAAAAATTGCAATATTCAATACCTACATCATAATCCAAAGTAGTAGTATTTGCACGATGTTCACATAATGTCTTCATTACAGGTTTTTCCTTAGTATCTTTGTCAAACCAGCCATCTGAAATCGTTAAATCTTGCATAATAGTTCTCCTTGTGAGTTATATTACTATTTATATATTCCAATCATCATAGGACTTTTCAGTTCTCTTTAAAGGTTTTATCTTCAAAGTGTATGGATTTGAGCTTGTATTAGCATCTGATTTCTTTTCATAGAATTTATTACTTCCATCATTTGCTAGAGCAGGTTGGTCATCTTCCTCAATATCATACAGTTTCATTTTCTTCTTAACGACATTCACCAAGAATTTACTATTCATGGAAATATCACTATAACGATTTTTCAACTGTTTGAATAAAATTTGATTGTTAGTACCAACTCCATCATCCTTAGCAATAATAGCCATCATTAAATCTGCTGTTGCTGGTAAACCAAATGATTCAGATGTATTAGACAAATCAGGATCAGAGCTCGTGTACCCTTCCCGATTCAATTGTGAACTTGTAATGATAGGAACATTACACTCTACTGCCAACCCACGAATTTCCTCAGCAATAGACTTAATGTAAATATAGGTATTCATATTTGCAGCCCACTTAACTCTACTGGACGCACAAATATTTAGATAATCTAAAATGATAACTTGTGGTGTAAAATCTTTTTTGATTTTCAACTCTCTAATCAAAGCACGAAAGTTTCCAGTATGGGCTCCAGCTGTTGGATATTCTTTAACAACCAATTTCCCAATTTTCATTTCCTTTAGATTTTTCTCAAAGGTATCTTTAGGCATCAGGTGTAAATCATTCAGTTCAACATCCATTAAGTTTGCATCAACTCTTTCAGCAATTCTCTCTGCTGCCATTTCCATAGTAATATATAAAACATTCATTCCTTGTCTTAGATATTGACTAGCCAAATGAGTTTTAACTAATGTTTTACCGACTCCTGTTCCACCCAATAATACTGTAAGAGTTTTTGGTGAGATGCCACCATTAGTAATCTTATCAAGCATAATCATTTTGAAAGGAATTTTAGATTCCTTTTTATGATAGAATTCCCACCTATCATCACCATCTTCCAAATAGTCATGCCCAACACTTTTATCTAATGAAATAGCTAATGCTTCTGTAAGAATTTCTGGTATTGAATCCTTAGAAGTTTTATCGTCTTTACCTTCTAAGATTGAAATACTTTTTACAATACCATTGTATACTGCTTGGTCTTTTGCCCACTTCTCTGTTTCTTTTGTTAACCATTCTTCATCATCAGTTTTACCATTAAGAGTTTGCAAAACTTCATTACATTTACTAAATGCAACTTCATTCAAATCTTCTCTATTGTTTAGCTTGACTGATAGTACTTCTTTTGTTGGAGCTTTGTTAAACTCCGAAATGTGTTTTTGTATTTCTATGAAGATTTGCTTCTCAGCGTTCTCCTTGAAATAATCTGGTTGTAAGAATATACCGACAATGCTTGAATAGTTTTCATTATATATAAGGTTCTCTAATATCAAAGTTTCAGTTCGCATCTTACCCTTTCATCAAAACATCCTTTATTAATTTCTTTTGTTTTACAACATCTACTTCTAAGAATGGCTTGTAATTTAAAACCAACTTCTTATGATCTTGCCATATTGGGTCTTTGAGATACTTATCAACCTCTGGTATGAAATTAAGTACCATATCCAATACAGCAAAGGTTTCCAATGATATCCTATTAGATAGGCTCAATTTTAATATATATGGGTGATTCATGCTATTTGTGATGAAGATTTCATCAAAGCTCTTTTCGTATTCCCTCATACATTTTAAAATTTCACCTATATCCTGTTGAATTTGGAAATTGAAATTATTCATTCTTCCCGTATATTCATCATACAAATCCGTATCAAAATGTGACGGATAAACAATTCCATTCGTAAATTGTGAAAGATAGAAAAATATCAATGCTTCCTTGTTATCAAAAGTTTTTCCAATATCTTTGAAAATCTTTCTTTGCATAGAAAAGTTTCCATTCTTTTCTTGCTTAGCAAAACTCCTTTGCATTGAATCAATATTATTCCAATTTCCCTTTCCATTATACTTAAAATAATCATACTCTCTTGTAAAATGTGCATAGATACCTTGATAAACTACCCATGCATTAAATGTAGATTGTAAATCATTATTACTCATTACCATCATTGCAATACAGCCCTCACAAATTCCATAAAGTTTTTAGATTCACTTACCACTGTTTCATCAACATTGTAGTATGATAAGCAATAAATACCACCTATTAATAAAATTCCTACAAACATCCATACAATATTTAATAACTTACGATTCATCCTTTTCTTCCTTGCGACTTCCATAATTAAACTCTTGAAACACAGCCTCTTCGAGTTGTTTCATTATGTCATCAGTAAAGTATTTTTCTGGATTTTTCACTATTGCTTTTTCAAATGCTTTAGTTCCATCTGGCATTTCAAATCTTGTAGAAACCTTTTTGAATATTCCATATTTTTCTGCAATAGCAACTAAGCCAAAATATTTATCCAAACCAGTTTGATAATCTAAATGTGTTTCTATAATACTTTCTTCTTTTGTAAATCTACCTTTAACTAGTTTGCACTTGATAATATTTCCTAACACTTCAGTTCCCTCTTTGACTTTTCGTTTTCCTAGAGTAACAATAACTGAAGCTGCATACTTGATTCCACCACCACCAGAAATCTCTTTTGACGGGAACATACTACCAACTTTATCATAGGTGTGATTTGTAATGATAAGAGGAATATTTTTTACAGATAGTTTCAATGCAAGTGTTCTAAAAGTTCCTCTGATAACTGGAGCTCTTGTCATATCTCTTTTATCAGAACCACTAGCAACATCACCCATCTCTTTTAATGTAGAAAGATTTCCAAGTGAATCTAAGAATATCATAACCTTAGCTTCTTTAGGAACTCCCTCTATCACCTTTACACATTGCGTTCTAAATTCTTCTACAGTTGCTACTGGATATATAATAAACCTATCTGTATCTATACCCCTATCAGTAATCATATCTGTAGTCAACGCACCTTCACTCTCCCAATATAAAATAATACCTTCTTTATTAGTATCCAAGAAATTCTTGGCTATACTCAATGCAAAAAATGTTTTACCTACGGATTCAGAACCTGCTAGACAGGTAATCTTGTTTGATGGAATACCACCATACATAGAACCTGATAACAAGGCGTTTAAAGAAAACGATCCTGTATCCAAAAAAGTATTGCAATCACCAAGAATCCCAGCTGATACAGCTGACGCCATATCATTTGAACTCTCCTTTATTAATTGTTTAACTAAACTATTTACTGCCATAATCTATCTCCTTTCACCCAAAAAACGATTCTAAAGAACTTATATTCTCTGATTTCCATCCGATAACATCCAATATATTTTTAACTGGCTGTAAGAATGATTTATCAAATTGTAAGTCGTAATCAATATACTTCTCTAAACCAAACTCACTCGGCAAGACGGTTGCAATAGCAATCACATTCTCACCGAGTATGTTTGGCTCTTTCAAATATGCAAACTTAATCTTTTCACCATCACGGATTAACTGATACTTCTTTGTTAAGTTTCTCTCCTTGAGTTGATGGTTAAACAACAACGTACCTCTAACGTGAATAGGTGTTGCCTTGATGTAAATATCTTTTGAAGATTTGTATTTAGAAAGTCCTTTGACACCTCTAGGAAAAGCAATGTCACTAAACTTTAATGTTCTGAATACCTCACGAAAATCTTCAATAGCTTGTATTACTGTTTGCTCGTCTGTATTGATAATAGTGTTTATCAACGATTGTATGTTCTCTCTGCACCATTGCGGAGTAGAACTTCTAACACT